CAGGGCATGACCGAGTTCATGCGCACATGCAAAGCGCTGTTCTGATTTAGATAAAGAACTATTTATATGAATGATTTTGATTCGATATTTCTTTGTGTAGTATCCATTTAGCGCTCCAAGCGGTTCTGTTACAGTTAAAATACCCAATGCATCCGCAAGGATAAAAGGATCTCTGGTATTGTGTTTTCGAGAGAGCCGACGGACAATACTTTTTATTCGATCTGAGTTCATGGTTATCACATCCTTTTGAACCGATGACAAAGGGGCTATTCTTCATCTGCCCGGTATTTTTTAGGAGTAAATTTCTTTTTGGCTGTTATCTTAGCCATTCTTAAACTGTTTTCCAAACTGATTTTCAGGAGTTCTCTGGTTTCATCATCCAGAGCCTGCCCGGAAAACATCAACCCATTCTGTTCGCTTTCCAATTGGTTCAGAGTATCCTGAAGAGTTTTTTCGATATCTTTTTCATCTCTGCGAGATAGAGGATTCTTGTCTTCGCCGATTATGTCGGTTTTCTTGCAATTTAGAGCTTGACAAATTTTTTCAATCATACCCATCTTAGGCTCTGTGCGATTGATTTCCCAAGATGAAACAGTTTTATCACTTACCTTAACTAATTCGGCTAATTCGGATTGCTTTAAGCCGCGTGATTCACGCATTTTTTTTATGTTATCACCGATGCTCATACGCCACCGCCTTTCTAATTTGGATTATATACAGTTTGTAGGATAGTGTCAAACAAAATATGCAAAATGTAGAAAAAACTATTGACACTCTACAAATCATAGTGTATTATACAGATAATCTACAAAATGTAGGGAGGTGATAAATGTGGGACTTACAATGAAACAATGGAGACTGGCAAAAGAGTTTTCCCAGGAACAGATGGCGCAAAAATGTGGTGTGCATAGAAA